GGAGATCTAATCCCCGATTTTTAAAAATTGTTCTAATTAAAATATCAACGTTACGTTTTAATCTTTGTAAGTCACCATTATTATCAATAGTGTAATCACACATCCATTGTTCAATGCTCATTGAGCTAGGATCTTCTGTAGGCAAGTGATCTATACGATCTACCCAAATAGCATGATCAAATATTTGTTCATTTTGCATTGCAAAGAACTCACGCTTGTTACGTAGTCCGCAATAGATATCATGTTCGGCAAATAAGTTTCTTCCTAGTTTTGCTAAGTCGTCACTACAGTAATCATGTATCATATTATACCATTCAGTACGACGATTGTGTCTATCTGCATAGCACTCTTCTTCATCAGCATAACCGTACTGCTCTTTTAGATCATTGAAGATAAAAAGCTCTGAACAAAACTTACTCGATGATTGAAATGTGTAACCGTATGACTCTAGTAATTCACATACAGTGTCTTTACCATGGCGACCATGACCGACAATTAATAACTTTGGCAACAAAACTTATACTCCTATATTATCTATATAGTATATAATAATTATTGTTACTTGTCAAGTGTTTTTTGATATGCTTCTTCAAACCCAACTTCATGGATATAATTCTCATTATTTCCCCAAAGTCTCTTAAAGTATGAATTGTATATTTGTTCGACTGAGCTGTCACTTTCAACAGGATCAATAAGTTGACCTTTGATCATCCAGTTAAATCGGTTAGCTTCTTTACGCACTTCGGGTGAACACATCGGCTTCTCCTTGTTACATATGTATTTACAAGGATTTAAGATGTTGGCGCTAACGTTGGGGTATTTTAGCCTATTAAGAATCCGTAGCCGACGCCGCCTGCTACCTGTAGTGTTAAGTCTTGCTCTAACTTATCCATTTCTTGTTGTGCTTCTGCTTTGAGTGCATCACCGTTCAAACTTGTTCCGCCTTGCGGTCCTGCAACAGTAGCAAATTTAGATCTTGCTTCACCTAGCATGTACTTACATGCAGCTAATGTGTAGTCTTTGATCCACTGTTTTGCAAGGTAGTCGTCAAACAGCTGAGAGTCTGGTCTATAGTTGTATGCATAAATTAACACTTCTTCTGCGCCTCTTGGACGTTGTAATATTGTTAATTTCTTAGTTGGAGAGTTCCATTTAAATTCAATAAAGCTACCAAACATTCTACCTACAAGTTCTTGATACCCTGCAAACATGTCATATGTAGCAAGTCCGCCCATTTGTGTTGAACCACTTAGTAAGTATGTATTTGTAAATGCTAGGTTAAATGGTTCAAAGTTTGATGCTCCGCCGCCGTTGCCGCTACGTGATCCAATTGACCGCCTATATAATTTACGCACTTCAATAACTTCATTTGGTAGTATGTATTCGTTTTGATCTTCGACTAAACTTAAAAACAAGTACGACTCTTCTACAGCATGATCTGTTCTTTGTCTATACTTTGTTAGAGCTTTTGTTAACGCAGATTCATAATGTATTGGATCAAGTTCAACATCAACCATGCCTCCGCCTAAAAATGCGTTAACGTAGTCAAATATATCTTGTCTTTGTGTGCTTATACTTGTTGTCATATGTTTTGTTCTCCAATAGTATTTATCGTTAAGATAGATATACATAACGATAAATATAACTATGCCAAGACTTAGTTTATATAAACCCGAAAGAGGCAACGATTACAAATTCATGGATAACCGTATCTATGAAATGTTTACTATTGGCGGTACTGATGTGAATATTCACAAATATGTAGGTACTGACGATGGTGACGTTGTTAAAGATAATACTCAGATTCAAGATATTCTGTTTTTAGAAAATAGAGACAGAAAATATGATTCAGACATCTATACAATTAGAGGCATATACAATGTACAAGACATCGATTTTGACCTAAGTCAATTTGGTTTGTTTTTAACTAATGACACATTGTTTATGACCATACACATTACTACAAGTGTTAAAGCACTTGGTAGAAAAATAATGAGCGGAGATGTTATAGAACTACCGCATTTAAAGGACGAGCATGCAGAAAATGATTTTGCTACTAGTTTAAAAAGATACTATGTAGTAGAAGATGTAAACAGAGCTGCAGAAGGATTTAGTCCAACATGGTTTCCGCATTTATATAGAGTTAAATTAAAGCAAATTGTTGATAGCCAAGAGTTTGCAGATATATTAGAAACTCCAGAAGATGAAGATATCTTTATGGGGGATTACGCCATAGCATCTACATACGAAATTGGCCAAGTTGTAAAGTATAAGGGCAAGCTATATGAAGCAACGTCACAGACGCAAGGTAACACACCTACAGACGTTTTAAATTGGGCAGCGTATAGTGACAACACCCTAAGAGATTTACTAAGCACATACGAAAATGAAAAAGCAATAAACGATGCTGTACTTACAGAAGCCGAAGCAGATGCTCCTAAGTCAGGATACGACATAGGGCATTATTATACACTTGACACTGATGACTCAGGTAAGGCAGTAGTAAGCACCGTTGCTGATCCAACTGCAAGTTCACCAGGAAGAACAGGATATGCAGGATACTTAATTGAAGCCGGGCAACCACCTAACGGAGCAGCTTTTGGAAGTGGTACTAGTTTTCCTGCTATTAACGAAGCAGGAGATTACTTTTTACGTACAGACTTTTTACCAAATAGACTGTTTCAATATGATGGATCTAGATGGATTAAAATGCAAGACAATGTTAGAATGACAATGACTAATACTAACGATAGAAAAACACAGATTGGCACATTTATTAATAATACAAATACTGATGTTATTGGTGACGAAACTGTTTCAGAAAGACAAGCTCTAAGTAAAGCACTTAGACCCAAAGCGGATGATGTATAATGCAATTTTTTTATGATGCACAAATTAGAAGGTATATTACTCAACTTATAAGGATGTTAAGTAATTTCCAAGTGCAAGACGGGCACGGAAATGAAAAACAAGTTCCTGTTATGTACGGGGATTTAACACGACAAGTTGCTAATATATTAAGAGACAATTCCGAAAACAAAATACCAACAGCACCGCGTATGGCTGTATATGTAACTGGCCTAGAAATGGATAGAGACAGAACAGCTGATTCTAGTTTAATAAGCAAAAGACATGTACGTGAACGCACATACGATAGTAATACTGGAGAGTATCTTAACACACAAGGTAAAAACTACACTGTAGAACGTCATATGCCGGCACCATATACACTTAAATTAACCGCTGATATATGGGCTAGTAATGCTGAACAGAAATTACAAATATTAGAACAAATATTAATATTGTTTAATCCTAGTTTTGAAATACAAACTACAGATAATTATTTAGACTGGACTAGTTTAACTGTTGTAAATATGGAAGGCATTACATTTAGTTCTAGATCAATTCCAGTCGGAGTAGACAGTGAAATAGATGTTGCAAGTTTACAATTTAGTACACCTATATACTTAACACCACCTGCTAAAGTTAAACGCTTAGGAGTAACAACAAGCATTATATCTAACATATTTAACGAACAAAGTGGTGACATTAACTTAGGTGCTACTATAGCAGGACAAATAGATGGTACAGAACCTACATTTGTAACTAGGGTCAATACTAAACCTATAACTGGTAATGGTGAAGATGACGGAAGTACTCGAACTGTTGATGATGGTGAATTTCCAAATACAGGCACAGGTCAAATGGACTTTGATACTAAGAGACTGTTTGATAAAACAAGTGTTAGTAGTACATTCCAAAATTATGGACTTAGTGTGCAAGACGATGTTGCACAACTAGTATGGAAAAATAAGGTTGGCGAAGTTAGTTGGAAAGAGCTTACAGAAGCATACCCAGGTACATACCAAGCCGATGTTAGTAGAATACTATTAAAGTCAACAGCCACTGACAACTATATTACTGGTACATTTACTATTAATCCGTTAGATGACACTAAAATAGTTATTAACTTTGATAGTGATACATTACCAGACGATACTGTTATTGCTGGTCCTGCAAGAAGTACAAATAGTTTTACTACGATAGACTATATTGTTGATCCGCTAAGATTTAATCCTAACAATGTAAAAGAATCAGGAATACGTTTGCTCATTTTGTCTGACATAGGTAGTACTGACAACACTGATGGTCCTGACGCTTGGAAAAATACAAACGGAACAGACTTTATTGCTAATGAAAGTGATATCATTGAGTGGGACGGTGCAAATTGGCATATTGTGTTTGATGCAAGTGGAGCCGATGACGGAAGTACTGGTTCGCCAGCAACATATACAAGTAACTTGAATACAGGCATCCAATACAAATGGAATGGTGAATTTTGGATTAAGAGTTACGAAGGAGAATACTCAGGAGCGACCTGGACCATACTACTTGATGCATAATTATTAGTATGAAAGAGATTGTTTGCAGTGGAGCATTATTCTACTCCTTAGCCACAGAAAGATTTTTGTTTTTACATAGGACAGGAAATAAGTCTAATATTTCTTGGGGGCTTGTTGGTGGCACAAATGAGAATACTGAAACTCCTTGGGAAGGCCTTAAGCGAGAAGTCACAGAAGAAATAGGCAATGTAGAATATACCAAAGTTCTTCCATTAGAAAGTTTTGTTAGTAATGACAATCACTTTTCCTTTCATACATATTTAATTGTGGTAGAAAACGAATTTATTCCAACACTCAATCATGAGCATGATGGCTATGCCTGGGTTACTACAGGGCAATGGCCAAAGCCGTTACACCACGGGTTAAGAAATACGTTACAAAATAAAACAATACAAAGTAAGTTAAGAACGATAATTGAAGTATTAAAGGTAATAGACGAAAATGGCTGACGTACAAAAGCATAGTTGGGGACACGAATTAACAATCGCTAGGACTAATGATTATTGTACAAAGATACTTGCATTTGACGGTGTAGGAAGTAGAACTAATTTTTTCTTTAATGTTAAAAAGGAAAAAACTTGGTTTGTTAATACTGGTAATTTTAAACTAAGGTGGATTGACACTGATACAGGAAAGTTATTTGAGACTGTATTAGCCGAAGGACAGACTTATCATGTATTACCATTAATGCCGTGTTGTTTAGAGTCAATGGTAGCTGATAGTTCTATAACAGAATCCAGCAACGGTGATTTTGAAAAAGATAGCTTTGTAGTGTTACCTTCAACAAATATAGGATAAAAGATGTTTCCAAGATTAACAAAATCCGAAAAATGGATTAAAGATATTACTAGATATAAAGCGGCAAGCAATAACCTAGACGAAGGTAAACTAAAAACTAAATTAGACGAATATATTAATACATTTGAAGCACTAAGTTTAGAAATAGATGTAGGTCATCAAAGCGGTAGTGGCGGATATATTAAGCCAAGACAATTAATTGATATCAAACATAATTTACTTACTACTAAAGAAAAACTTGATTCAATAGTAAGACAATTAAATACTTGATATACGTTTAACTGTAATAGCGCCTACCATTGCTGGATGCAATGTGCATTGATACCTATAATTTCCTGATATAGTTTCCGGAACTTCCCAATACAACGTACCAGTGTCTTGCCCTTGTGCGTTTGATCCAGTCGTAACATTACCAATAATATCAACATGAACTAATCCAGTATTGTATGCTGTACCAGTACCATCTTGTATTTCAAATGGGTGGCCGCCTACTTGGCCTAAATCAAATGCTATAGTCATGCCGCCTATTGCAAATAATGTTGGATTGTTTCCGGCGTATCCATGACTATCAACTGTGTATGCTGAGTTACCTGCATTATTCATTCTAATCATGGCCATTGCAGGCATATAAACTTTATCAATTGTTCTGTCTATACGTACAACTTCTTCTAGATCGTCCCACTTGCTTACACCTAGTGTTGCAGGCATGTCAATGCGTACATTATTACCTGTTACAGTAGTATTAATATTTGTGCCACCAGCGACAGTAAATGTCGAAGTTGCTGTAGCAGCTGTTAATGATCCAGCGTCACCAAATATTTGTGTAAACACATTTTGATCTGGGTCGCCACCGCCACCACTTACAGTATCTGGGCCCCATGATGCACCGTCCCATACTAATGCTTGCCCAGTTGATGGACCTGCTGAACTAACATCTGTAAGATCTGACAGGCTAGCTGATGTACTTAATGCATTTGTAATTCCGTAGCCCGCAATAGTTGTAGGCTTAGTTCCTAAGTCTGCAAAGTTTACAACAGCATCTGTAATTCCGTAGCCTGCAATAGTTGTAGGTACGTTTGCTAGATTTAAAAATGAACCATCAAATGCATCTGTAATACCATAACCTGCTATTGTAGTGGGCTTACCTGTTAATGATGCAAATGTTTTGTCGAATAATAAAGTTGTAGTGTCTGTTAGATCACTCAAGTCTGCTGGTATTGTGGGTGTATTTTGTAAGTTATTATAGTTTAAGAAATATGTACTATCCTGCCCATCAAGTGTATCAGCGTCAGTGCCGCCGCCGCCTGTTGTTGAGTCAAGTC